GCGGAGCGGCCGAGGTTCGGCGAAGCTGACGGCCTTGTCGGGCGCCGCCTCAAGCCCAGCGTCGTTCGCCGCCTTCGGCAGCCGCGGAGCCGCTGGCGCGGGCGCAGGCGCCGGCTTCTGCTCGAAACCGTCGCCATAGATGTCTTGGAAGCTCTCCGCGGTGCGGACATAGCCCAGCTGGGCAAGCGCGGCGTCCGTCTCGGCTGTCGCCTTCAGGTCCGTCTCCTCCTCGACCTGGCGGATCAGGATCGGCGCGGCGACATCGGGCCCGAAATTGAAGTCGGTGAACCAACGGGCCGGGCCGCGGCAGAAGCTCCCGGTGTTGAGGTCCGCGTCGGCGGCGATCAGCTCCTGCTTGACGCCGGCGTGGACCTGTCCCTGGGCCCGCGAGGACCCGTTGTCAGTGGTCATCGTCTGGCTGAGCACGATCTTCGCGATCGCGGCGTCCATGTAGGCCGGCATCTTTTCAAATTCGATGCCGTTGGTGGCGACCTGCATGAACTCCAGGACAACGCCCTCCGGGACGGCGATGCCACTGTCGTTGGCGAGGGCCATCATCGACTGCAGGAGCTTCTCGATCTCCGCGGCCGAGGTGCCCCGCGGATAGGAGCCCTTGACCGGCGGGATGCTGAACTTGTCGAGGAAGATGTTCCAGAAGCGGATGCCGTTCCGCTTGAACAGCGTCGGCCAGTAGAGCCATTCGGCGAGCGCACGGCCGTAGGGCTGATCGTCGTCGCTGGCCCCGGCAGTCACGACCCAGAACTTGCGGTCCGGCAGCAGCTCGCCGCGCACATTGCGCGTCGTGATCAGCCGCAGCTTGCCGTCTTTGTCATAGCGGAAGCGGCGGGCATGCCGGACCCGGATGTCCGACCATTGCAAGAGGCCGTCGCGCACTTCCCAGAGCAGCTCGGCGATCGCGATGCCGTAGAAGGGCGCATAGAGCATCTTGTCGGTGATGCCGTCCCAATCCAGGCGCTCCAGATTAGCCTCCAGGGCCTCAGCGGCGGCCACAGAGCGCGGATCCGTGTCGTCGCCGGGGATAACCGACCATTCGCGCGACACGACGGCGCTGCGGCGCTGCTCCAGGCATGACTTGACCTGGTCGTCGAGCAGGATGCGGTCATAGGCGCCCCAATCGACCGCGCCCTGCAGGCGGACGTCGCGAAACTCCTCCAGCTCGTAGGTGAAGGGGCGCGTGATGTCGCGCCCGTCGTGGGTCGTGGCGATCGGTTGCGCCAGCTCGGCCCGCAGCCGCGAGGCTGCGCGAACCGGGACCAGGCTACGGCCGCTGCCGCGACCATAAGGGCGAGGAGGCCTAGACATAGAAGTCTCCAACGGAGCTGCGGCGGGCGATCGTTCCGAAACCGCGAGTGGTGGTGATGAAGTCGCCGGCCGGCGCCTCGCGCGGGCCGGTGGTGTGGAAGTCGATCGGGCCCAGATCCTCGTCCATGGCCGCGACCAGGTGCATGAGCGCGACGGCGTTATCGCCGTGCCGCTTGCCCTTGGCGCCGTCGACTTTCGAGACCTTCGCGCGGTCGGGGATGCAGGGGACGCCGCGGACCAGCTTGATCATCCGCAAATCTTCGAGCGTGCCTTCGTCCTTGGGGATCAGGAAGGTCTCGTCCTCGATGCCAGCGCGCAGCTTTGGCATGAAGGCGAGATAGGTCTTCTCGGTCGCCATGACCGCTTCGATCCGCTCGAAGCCCCACTTCTGCTGGGCCTTCTCCGCCATCGCGGAGCCGTTGCCGCGCCCGTCCATCTTGCCGCCCGCGAACAGCGGCAGCCGCTCTATGATCCAGTCGAGCACGGACTCCTGGTCGGTGAACGGGACGTTGCGCATCTCCAGGATGAAGCGGCACACCTTGCGCATCGCCAGATCGGTCTGGCCGAAGGCGATCGGCGAGCCGTCGCCCGACCTCGCGAAGTCCTGTCCAAAATAGCTACGCCTGGTCCGGTCGAAGGTGTCGAGGATCGGCTTGACGTGCTCTTCCAGGAACTCCCGGATCCAATCGCGCCGGTAGGCGTCCGCCGCGCGCTCGAAGCCGTCCGGACAGCGCAGGCGGACGACCGGCAGCTCCTCGCGCATGGCGCGCTCGATCGTGGCACGCGCCAGATAGGTGCCGGATCCGCGCGCCGGGATGACGTCCAGCTCCTCCTCGGCGGCTTCCCCATAGGTCGCGCGGAGGTCCGCCTCCCATTCGGCCTCGGCCTCAGGCGACCAGGGCTTTCCGGTGCGCAGGCAGATCCGCTTGAACAGGCCCTGGGCGAGCGCGTCCTTCAGGGTCAGGCGCATCACCGCGCCCTTGCGCTTGCCGGCCCGGATGTCCTCGATCAGCGAGTTGAACGGGTTGTCGGCCCCGTCATGGGTCGAGATGACCACGACGCGACCGCCCCACATGAGCAGCGCGAAGGCGGCCTTCAGCAGCTCGTCCAGCTGATCGTGGAACGCCGCCTCGTCGATAATGACCATGCCCTGCTTGCCGCGCAGCGAGCGGGGCTTCGACGACAGGGCGACGATCGAATGGCCCGACGGAAAATTGATGCGGAAGGCGAGGATGCCATCTTCGGAGCCGTCGTCGAACAGGAACTCGGAGACGTCCTCGGCGGCCTCATCGAATGCTTTCGCGAAGTCACCGCAATAGGCGATGAACTCGCGCGTCATGTCGAGGTTGTAGGCGATGTAGAAGACGTCCATTCCGCCATGCTGAGCGGCCGCAACCAAGACGGCGTCGGCCGCGAAGCCGTACGTGATGCCGGTGCGACGGGACTTCTCGACGACCAGCAGCTGATTGGCGTCGCTGAGCCGGATGCCCTCCTGTTGATAAGGCAGGAGGACGTCGGGCAGCTCCTCCACCGGCCCGCCGCCCGCTGGCGTCAGAACCGTCGAGGAGCGGAGATCCGCAGCCCTGGTCACCTGCAGCCTCCTGGTTTGCACTTCTGACCACGCACATGGTGGCCGCGGCGCTGCCGATCGCGAACGGGAGGGTGCCACCGGGCCTCGCCGGCGGCGATGCTGTCGACGAAGGCGACGGCCTGGTCGTAGCCGCTGCGACCGTCGAAGCTGACCAGGTCGAAATGAGGCAGGTCGTAACCGGTGCCTTTCGGCGCCCGGTGCTCCGAAATCCGGATCAGCCAGTGGTAGCCGCGCCGATCGCGCAGCTGCAGGTGCTTCGAGGCCGATTTTCGGACTCGGCTCGACAGCATGCGGACGACGACCAGGCCGCGGGTGCGGGCATATTCGCACAGGCCGAGCGCCAGCTGGGTGATCGCGGCGGGCGTAGCGAAGTGCTCCGGCGCGCAATATCCAGTCACGACGAGGATTGGCTCGGCGCTCATTCCTTCATGCCCAGGAGGCGGCGCTTGACGCGGTCGATCGTCGCGTCGCTGGCGCCGGCGGCGCGGCACTCCGCTTCGGCCTCGTCAGCCGCCTTCTGGCGCGCTTTCACGAATGTCTCGGCGCGGATCTTCGCCTCGCGATCGACGTCGATCTTCGACGCCGACGTGATGTCCTTCACCGCGCGGGCGAAGTTCATCAGCTCCTTCATGTCGAGCGTCGGATCGTCGTTATTGGCGACTTCCATCGCTTGGCGCGTGGCAATCGTCGTCGCCATCTGGATCAGAAGCCGGCCTTCGAGGCTGTCGGCGTCGCCAAATTCCGCAGCGAAGGCGCCGGCCACCGACTTCATGTCGCGCTGCCGCGCCGCGATCTCGCGATACTCTGCGGCGTAGCGGCCTACGGCCGAGCGGGACACCTCGCCACCCAGGCTCTCGATCGCCTCTTTGATCTGGTCAACCGTGGCGCCGCGGCCGATCGCGGCATCGGCCGCAGCACGGATCTCCGGGGGGAGCTTCTTGATGGTGGACTGGCCAGGCACCGGCTCAATCCCCGGTCTTGAAGCGCGAGACGCCGTCAACGAGCAGGCGCCCCTCGGCGACGTCTCGGCCGTCCTGCAGGATGCGCGCCGTGAGATAGGGGCCAAGCTCTTCGATGGAGATGAGCGGACTGTCGCCGTTCTCGGTCGCAAGCCACCGCAGCTGTTCGGCGACGTCGCGCCGGGCGACGCGGTGGCCCAACTGGACAAGCAGCAAGGTCAGCGTCTCGTCGTTGTGCTCGCCGCCGACATCGAAAAGCAGGTCGAGGATCGCCCGGCGGACGATTGGCAGGATGACGCCAGGGATCACGAGCGCAGCCCCTGTTCAACCAGGGCCATCACGTAACTGTTCTGCGTCGAGAGTGCCTTTTCGACCCCTCTGAGCCCGCTCTCGACGCCGGACATTCGCCCCGCGAGAACTGTGATCCCCTGGTTCAGTTCGGCCTTTCCCGGCTGGCTTTCACAGTCCTCCTCGACGACCGCGAGGCGTTTATCGATGTCGGCGATCTTCTCGCCGCCGCGATCCAGGCGTTCGTCGTGGGCGTCGATCTTGCTGGTGAGCCGCTTCTCAACCTCGCCAAGATCGGTCTTGGTCGGCAGCTGCGTCTTCAGCCAGAGGAAGCCGGCGCCAAGCACCAACGACGCGACGACGACCGCGATCGGCCAGAGCACCTGCAGGACACGAAGCCAGTCCACCTGGACCCTCACGAAAACGCTGTTGCAACAGGGTCTTCATGGCCGTTTCAGCCCGACGAGCCGTGTTTCTCCGCGGATAAGCGGGAAGGGCTCTACTCCTCGCCGAAAAGGTCGATCTGGCGCGGATCGTGCCGCCGGATCTGCGGCACCTCGCCGTCGCCGTCGAGGCCCTCCGCCTTGGTATTGATCAGCTTGGCGAAGGCGGCGCGCTGCATCTTCAGCATAGCCGCGGCCTCGTTCCCCGACAATGTCCCTTCGCGGACCGCGGCGAGGATGGGCGCGCGCTTAGCGCGTCGGACTGCCGTCTGCCCGACCGGGAAGAAGTAATATTCCGAACCGTAGACGGCGCTGAGCTTCGCGGCGGTGCCGATCCCGACCAGGTCGACGATCGAGCCGCGGCGGCCGTAGCTCTTCCCCTTCTCCGGATCCTTCGGGATGTAGATCCGCATGCCGCCGAACCGATCGACCAGCTGCAGGGTGCGATAGGCACCGATGTGCTCGGCCATCTCCAGCATGCTGTCGGTCCAGCCCGGTCCGGGCCGCGCGTCCTCCGGGATCGGCAGCTCCTCATAGCCGAGGAAGTCATGGGTGGCGGCGGTCATTCGGCTGCCGCCTTCCCGATCGCGTGGCGGACCTTCTTGCCGAGGAAGCGGATGGCCTGGTCCAGCTCGCGGGTGTCCCAGGACCATTGGTTGAGGCTCAGATTGAGCGCCTGCGCGCAGTAGGCGTGGAAGCTGGCGCCGAGGATACGGAGATGCCGCAATTTGAACGCGATCGCCTCCAGGACGGCGTGGCGCTCCAGGCGTGGCAGGTCGATCATCGGCGCCGTGCGCTGCAGCTCCCGGAGCTGCGCCTGGTCAGGCCAGTGAACGCCTTCCCGCCCTGCCCAGGCCTTCAGCGCCTCGATGACGCTGTGCGCCTCGCGCGGGCCGAGGAACTGGATGCGGTCCTTGCCGGTCTGCCGGCCGACGAACGTGTCTAGCGCGGCATCGTTGGGATCGGTGACGGCGCCCAGCCAGTAGAGCGTCCACCACAGCGCGCGGATCTTGCCGACATGGGCGCGGTGGCCCATCGGCCCCTTATAGTCGCGGTTGAGGCGGTCGAGGACGAGGCCGATCTCGGCGAGTGTCATGTCGGCCATCGACGCCTTGCCGGTGACCTCCAGCTGGATTGCCTTGCGATCGTCGTCGCTGATCCGGAGGCGGCGGCAGGCGGCGCGGACAGCGCCGTTCAGCTTCGTGCGGCTTTGCTCCCGGCCAGCGGCCGAGCGCAGCGCCGTGACGGCAATCGAGCCGAGCGCCTTAGCCAAGGTCCAGCTCCTTATACCAGAGGCGAGGCTCTCCCGCCGGCGGCGTGACCGTCGCCGCCGGCGGGCCTTCGAGCTGAGACCGGTGCGCCTGGAGGGAGGAAAGGCGCTCCCTGGCCTGGTCGAGGGTCAGGTTTTCGGCGAGGGCGAGCTGCATCTCTTCGCGGTGGCGACGCATGCGCAGGACCGCGGCGGGGATGGGCCCGGGATTGCCGATCGCGGCCATCATGCCGCCTTCCGCCAACCGCGGCGCT